CGCAATTCTAAATTATTTAAGACCCTAACTTTCATGGAGGCGTTGCGGACCTTATCTTGATAATTTGGGGACGTTCTCGCGGTTAGAGCATACCGGTAGTTCCGGTCGTTTGGGTTACGTTACAACCTAAATACTCATATATACTTGGCCAGTGTATATGATGGGTTAGAAGCCCAAAGGAGGCATATTCTTTATGAATATGAAGTATGGTAGGGAATCTCATAGAGAGGTGACCCACTTAAGTTCGGAATTCTGTAATAAGCTGAGAAATGCAGATTATCTCTACAATAGCCTTGCTGCAGGGTCAAAGAACCGGCTTAATCAGTATCGAACGAATTTAAGTGTCACGAGAGGTAAGTATGATGTCAACTTTGACTCTCAAGTTCATGACTTGTTGTCTAAGTATGTGTGGGACAAATCAAAGTTTACCTCAGAATGTGCTTATTTGAAGTCTTTGAAAGATGATGAAGGTTATTCCTTCTCTCGTAATTTGAAGATTTATAGCACTATTGAGGATGCTATGAAGCGTTTCGCTATGACTGATTACACCAGTTTCAGATGGAACCAGAACTACCAACAGTCGTTGAAAGCAATGATTAAGAAATTCTCATCATTGCATTTAAAGCCACTCAGCTATAGTGATGACGACGACATAGCTGAGAACCTTCCTAAGCTTGACACCCACAGCGGATATTACTGGATTTTATCTGGTAAGAAGAAGAAGGGTGATAACATGGAAGGCCTCTATGAACGTTTCCAGAATGAGGTTGACAAAGCTTTGGAAACAGGATCATTCAATAAACCCATTTTATTGGGTTTTAGAACTCAAGCATCAGGAGAATATGAAGATGATGGTTCTAGGACTGGGAAGTGTAAACATAAGTTAAGGGTAGTGTCTATGGTAGATTTAATTGTCATAGTTGCAGAGCTGATGTTTGCGAAGCCTATTCAGAAACATTTATCTTCTGAAACATTCTATGCTGGAGGGAAGGATGAACACAAGATTAGTGAATTAATCACTAATTGGAGGGTGAGGTTTAATCGTTTTATGTCCATCGATTACACTGCATTCGACCAGAGCATTAGTTCCTGGTTAATTGAGGATGCTTTTGCAGTGTTGAAGTCAGCTTTTGATTTAGATGAGAAGGAAGAACGCCTCTTTGATATCATCATCAATGACTTCATTCACAAAGACTTCATCCTGAATGAAGGTGTGCTCCACTCTGATAGAGGGGTGCCATCGGGGTCAATGTTCACTCAGATCATTGATACGATCGTCAATGTTATTGTTGTCATGACTTACTTTTCTATGCTTGGGGCGGAGGCAGAAATGATCGCTATGGGTGATGATAATGCAATATTTACATCATCTTCTGAGCATATTGAAGAGTTAGCCTCCTATGTTAGAAAGAACTTTGGTCTTGAAATTAAGACTGAAGATAAATCCAACGAAGGTAGCACTAAAGAGGACGACGTAAAGTTCTTATCAAGGTATTGGAGATTTGATGGGCAGTGGCGTTCTGCTAATCAGTTATTATCTCGTCTTTTATACCCCGAAAGGTTTAGGAACTATACCAAAGAGATTGGTCCTGAGCATGTGATCTTTGCATTTATTCTCACATATTATCGTGGGATGTTAGACTTAATGGACATAAGTCATTTTATGCGGGATTATCCTATCTCACAGCGTTATGTTCTAGAGCAGGTGGACAGTCGTTATCTTCCTGGTAGTTTGGCCTACATCAGGGAGTATACGGATTATGTGGCTGCGTAAGCTACTGATCTCGTGGAGTAATGAGTACATAGAGTGCTCAAAATCTTCAATAAACTGGAC